TAGATTTCTTATTTAACTTGGATTCGGAAACCTCAACAATAGGTTGTTCAATATACGCTAATATTAATTTAAACGCATCTTTGTAAATGTTGACACAAGTTGAGCATTCAACTAATACATCAACGGTTGTATCAATTTCGTGATATGCTTTTAATATTTCTTTAACTTTAATATTTGAACTATCAGGACGTATTAAGTCCCTAGATACCGCCCAAATGAAGTCATAGTGTTTTAATAATATTGCTTTCATTTTATATTTATTTCTTTTTTAAATTTCCAATAATGATTACAGGCTTGTTCAATCGTAAAATCTTTAAATTCACATAAATTAAAACTTGCTTTATTAAATTTATTTAATGCTAATCGAATATACCACCAGTGAAAATAAATATTATAATAATCAAAAATAGATAATGATTCTATAAATTTACGATTATCTAAACCTTCCCAATGATAATTCATTTTACTTTCCTTTTAATTTCTGCTTTAAATTTAACGTTTTGATAAATTAACTGCCTTTGGTTTAATCCAAGTTCAGATGCTATTTCTCGAGTGCTGCTAACCATTGATTTAAATAATATTTCCGATTTAAATTTATCGGGATATTCTTTTATGAATTTAACAGTCCTTTCAAATTTATCATCAATATCAAAGTTATAATTATTTTCTGACATTTCAAAATCTAATACTTCAAAAGAGTTACATTTTTCAATTAAAGTGTTTTTAGAGTTGATACACTTAGAATCTCTATATCTGTGTGAGTTAAGACCTTTAATTATATTTGAGCAATAGCTAATGAATTGTATATCTTCATATTTCTTTAATAGGAATGCTTCGTCCTTTTCGCATAAGTAAAGTAAGAACTCCTGAAACAAATCATTATGAATATCTCTGCCATTGCATAGCTTAAATGCTAAGTTTTTTAACATTGGATGGTTTGCACCTATTACTAACAATTTAGATTTATTCATAATTGTTTGTAAATATACAAATTAATTACAATAAATAACAAATATTAAATCATTTATTATTATTAGTTGGCAAATTGGTAAATTGTTTATTGTATTCATTAGAATGGAATATCTATATTGTTAATGATTATATCGCTTGTTTCATTTAAAAAGTTTGTATTATCAATTTGTTTTGGAGCTTCAATATTATTAATCCAGCTTTCATAGCTTGGAGTTCCTTTGTAGTAACGTCCATTAGTTTTGTCCCATGCCATTTTTATACAACCTGTTTGTCCCCAATGTTTGAACTTAACCTTTTGAACATATATTTCAGTTATACCTGTTTCATAATCTCTGTAAACTGTTATACCGTTAGCTGTTTTATTGTAAAAGTTAGCTGAACCACTAATTGAATAAAGATTAGGTATTTCATATTTACCAGTAGCTTTATCTTTTTGTATCTTAGTAGGATGGGCAACCAGAAAACAATGTACTTTATTAATTTCACAAAATCTAGTTATAATATCTAATTGCTCTGAAATGTATTTAGTTTCATTCGTTGTATATTTATGATCTATTTTATTCCAGGCATCAATAACAAATGCTTTAATACCTTTTTTACGAACTAATTGTTTAACTGCTGCTAAAATATTATCTAAAGTGAAATCATTTTCGGGATTAATAAAAAAGAAATTTTTAGCATGATATTCAATTAAGTTTTTTAAATCAATAGGACTTAATCGGTTAGTTCCTTCAAATGGTTTTCCACTAATTTTTTCAGCAAACTTACTAAAATGTAATTCTAAAGGATGGTTTTCAGGAGAATATAAAGCTGTTTTCCAATCATGCGAAATATTTAACCTACATAGTAAAAAATCTAAAAATTCAGATTTACCATGTCCTGGAATACCTGTTATAGTTGTAAGATAACCCTCTTGGAACTTAATGTGCATATCTATTTCGCCAACTCCAATACCGCATCCGCTAGGTAAACCGTTATTATAATACTCATAAATATCACGTTCAATATCTAAAGCGTTAAAAACTCCGACAATAGGATATTCTTTAGCTTCATTAATGCAGTCAATAACGACTTTCACTCCGTATTTAATTAAACAGTCGTTTGCATCTTTACAGTCTTTAAAAGTTATTTTACTGCAGTTTTCAAAACCTAAACGCCTTGCTAATTCATTTTGTAAGTTTAACCCTGCTTTGTCGTTGTCAAGTGCTAATAAAAACTTTGTGTTATCTGAAAATGAATCAATACAATTATCTAAGTATTCAAAGTTTATTTTACCTAATCCTGCACCATTTGGAACTGAAATAACATTTTTAAATCCACATTCATAAATTGCTAAAGCATCCATTTCGCCTTCGCAAATTATAATTGTTTCATTATCAATGGTTGCATCTAAATTGTAAAAAATTAATTCAGCATCTTTAAAAAGTTTAAAGTCTTTATTTTTACCACGTGATTTGATATTTATTAGCTCTCCGTTTCTAAAATAGTTAAATTGAATAGTTGGTATTTCTGCCCTTGCATTTGGCATCCATTCAATAGCTTCTGTAACTTTTAACTCCAATAACGTTTTTTCGCTAATTAAACGGCTTTTAAAGAACTTTAAACAGTTATCAGTATATTTACTTGACTCAACTATTTTGGGTCGCTTAAATTCAATTTGTGTCCGTTTTGGTTCAAAAGGTTTATTTTCTACTAAAACAATTCCACAATGGTTACATCGACCTGCTCCTTTGTTTAGGTTAAAAGAAAAACATTTATCTGTTTTCTTTTTTCGAGTTGGTGAACATTCAGGGCAAACCATTTGGTTTTCACCGTTTTTGTGAACGTCAATCGTATATTCTTTTTTATCTGCTAAGTTAATTACTTTTAAATCTGCCATTATATTTCGTGTTTTTCTTTGTAAAATCCTGTTTTCTTTTTTTCAATTAATTCAATTTCTGTTAAATTCATTTTAATAGTTCCATTTTGAGAATAAAGTTCATATTCTTTTTTAATTGTATTGCTTTGTTCATCGTTCCAACGTTTTTGATTAAGATATGTAATTGGATGCGGTTGGTATTGTTTATCTGTTATTGAATTTAAAAAGTTTGGCAATGTATCAATTATTTTCTGCCTATCAATATCTTTTAATTTATTCCATTTACTTTCAGAATCCTTAGAATTAATTTTTTTATTGTAAAGATTCCAAAAAACATCAAAAGATATATTTATATCATTTACATTTACATTAACAGTATCATTAACAGTAACATTAACAGTTACAGCTTCGTTTGCTTCGTTTTTTGAAGCATTTGCTTCGTTTTGCTTCTTTTTTAAAGCTCTAGCTTCGCCACTCTTTATGCCACCTAAACGCCCTTGTTCAGTAAGTTTGTCAATTTTAGTGTCCCATTTTGATAAATCTCTTTTAAGTTGATGCCTAATTGGTTCGAATGCAATTTCAACTAATAAATCATCAGTTATAGGATTTTGGTCATTTACATAACGAAGTAAATGTTTAAATAGTAATCCAGCTTTATCGTCTGGTAGTTTTTCAATAGTGTGAATTAAATCACAATATAAAACAAATGATTTTTTATTTTCAGCCATATTTTTAAAAGCAAAAACCCCAAAGAATTGGAGTAGGAGTTCCGCATCAATGAGGCTTTTAAGTAATGTGATTAAATAGTTGCTCCTACACAACGTTAACAAAGATAGTAAATTGTTTTTTAATATCCTAATTTATTTTACATTTAATCCACACATTTCTAAACAATTTTGACATTTACCTATAAATGCTTTTTTATTAAACTTGCTTATTAATGCTTTTGAATTCATAAATTGCATTTTTTTAACATTAATAATTCCATTTAAAACAAATTCATTTTTACTTGAAGGTCTAAATACAGTATCAATTGTTAATTCATTTTTAAACAACTTTCTTTGTATTTCTGCCATTTCTTTACCTATTAAATTATCTTCATTAAAATCACAGCTAACTATTCTTAAAACTGATTTACAAAAGTATTTTAATCTATTATACTCATCTAATGATTTTTTTATTAAACGTTCATTATCTAAAGCTGATACTGATGTATTAATACAAATATTATATTTAGATATTTCCTTTAATTGATTATTTGTTAAAGTATTCCAATGCCTTGTAATTATAACAATTTGCTTTTTTGAACTTATATCAAATAAAGATAATTGACTATTTTCTCTAATTTGTTTTATAATATTAATAGTGTGTTGCCAATTTTCAGAAGGGTCACCAGAGCAACCTATTCTAATAAATGGCATATCTATTTTTTCAATTTGCTTTACAATTAAATTACGATGTTTTTCATTTTCAAAATTTCTTTCAATAGATTTACTAAAGTCAATTCCATATCTTTTAGCAGTTTTATAAGCATAACAATCATTATAACACCCTTTATCATTTTCTAATAAACCACTTTTACAACCTTTAATAGTATCTAAATCCCAAATACCCCTCTCATTTTTAGAGAGGGATATTATGTTTTTATATGTTTTCATTATAAACGACCAACATTAGGATATAATTCTTTTATCTTAGATGTATCACCTTTATAAAAAACATAAATACGTTGTTCACATTTTGGATATTTACGACTATTTAAAGTTTTCTTTGCAGTTGCTCTACGCGTAAATTCACTTTCTAAATAAATTATTTTATTATAAATATGTAAACCCTGTTCTTTAAAAAACAATTCGTGTTCAGCATCACTACCATAATAACCACCATCTTTATTTCTACTATCACCAGTCATAACCACAAAAAAAGTATTATCATTCATTACTGAAATAGCACGCTTGTATCCTTCAAAAAGCATATCTCTAAAAACTTCATAAGTTGGTAAAGAATTTAATTCACCATCAGGACTTTTACCGTCATAGTCAATATATTTTTCAACTTTATAATAAGGAGGGCAACTAAATATTAAATCATAATTTTGTTTAGGTGTAAATTTTGAAGTATCAGATTTTAACCATTTTACATTAGGATAATCTTGACAAAGTGCATTATTTGCATCACATTGGTTTTGTCTAATTTCACTAGATAAATATTCATATCCACACCCACCAGCAACAAACCCCATTTGAACACCACCACCAAAAGGATTATAAACACGAACTCCATTTGTAGGCATAAACATTCTAACAATTATTTCACATGCAGTAGGGTCTAAAACAGATGCATTACCATTTAAATCTTTTGTTGCATCGGTTAAAACTTCACCGTTTACAACCTTTTGAGTAGATAAAACAATATTTGACATTCCTGCCTTACCTTGCCAACAACCCTCACGACTTGCAAATTTTGGATTAGGAATATTATATTTTATACCACTTTCTTCTAATTTAGCATTCCATTCTTTTTTTACCTTCATCCATTCACCACTAACAGACTGCCATAAATTAGTCATAGCCATATGACAAAGTCTTTTAACCCTAACCTGTTCCTCTTTACCATAGTAAATATAAGTAAAATCACTTTTAGATAAATTAACTTTAAAACCTAAAGCTAAAAATACTTTTGGATTTTCTAATTTATGCTTATTAGATACAGTCATTACCATATGATAACCATATGTATTTTGGTCTATTATTTTCTGAATCATCATACTATAAATAGATTTATCTTCTTTGCCAGGATACATAGCAGATTGTAACAAACAGAACTCGCCTACAATATGATTTACTTCATAAGTAAAAAACCCTGTAAATTCATCGTCTAATTTTAATATTATAGCTGAATGTTTTTGCATATTTTTACGAGCTGCTCTATAAGCAATTTTATCAATTAATGCTAATTCAGCTACCTGTGTTTCATAACCAGAGCCGATAACACTATCAACTTGTATTAATTCAATTTTTTGTTCAAAAAGTTTTGATTGTTTCATAATTTTATTTTTTATTTTGTTTTAATATTAATATATTCTTTGCCTTCAATTAATGTAAATATGAAATCATGCATGTAATTTTCCATATCACTAACTGATTTTAAACTTACTTCGTCTAAGTTTGTTTTAATAGTTTTAACAAACATATTACTAGCTCTAATAAGGTCGTTAAACTTTTGTTTTTCTAAATGTTTAAAGCGTCCTAAAAAGTGAGTGTATTGTTCATTTTGAACTATTGCAAGTGAGCAGAAAACTGTTAATGCTCTTTGCGTTTGGTCTTCTAATTCCTGTTTAGTCATAATATAACTTTTAGATTTTTAGATTCACAATACGCTTTACTAAAAGCTAATGTAACAAGGTAGTAACCTGTTAATTCATTTAAGCACAATCTCGGCTTAAGAATTGGATTTGTTTTTTTAAACTCACTAAGAGCTTCATAAATTGTTTTCATTTGGTAGTATTTAATTGGTTAATATTCTACAATATTACTTAATTACTTTTGAATAAAAAAATTTATTTTCAAATATTTACTATTTCAAATGAAATAAAGTCGTTATTTTTTGTAACTAATTGTTTTTCAATATGTAAAATTTCAATATGTTTATCATTAATATTATATTTCTTTTGTAAAATATCTAAAAAAGGCTTTAAAATATTATCTATATCACTTGCTTTATTGCTAAAACCTACTATTATATTAACTCGATAAGGTGGATCTATTATGTATAAATTAGGTAATAAATTTAACATGATAGTTTCATAATTTAAGTAATCTTTAGTTTTAAATCTGCGACCTTGCCAGCACTTATTTACTGATAATGGTTTTATATTAATTTTATTCATATTGCAAATGTAATTAAAATAGTTATATTTGTTGAAAACTTATAAATTATGGCTATTAATAGATTATTCTTTGATATTGAAACAAGTCCATGTTTAGGATGGTTCTGGCGTCCTGGTTACCAAACTAACCTCAACTATGGTAATGTTATTGAAGACGCTAAAATAATTTGCATTTGTTATAAATGGAATTATTCGCCTAAAATTTATTATTTAAAATGGGATAAAAACCAATGTGATAAAGAAATGATGATTAAATTTATTGAAATCATGCATAAAGCTGATGAGATAGTTGGCCACAATTCAGATAGGTTTGATACAAAGTGGTTAAGAACTCGAGCTATGATTCATGATATTGATATGATGCCAGACTTCAAATCAATTGATACATTAAAACAAGCAAGGCAGTTATTGAACTTACCTTCTAATCGTTTAGACTCAATTGGTAAATATTTTAATTTAGGTCAAAA